TCAAGATTTGAAGTATAATGATGGTAAGGATTGGAAAGACTTGAAATTATTATACAAAGCGACAAATAACGGATGGATACTGCATAAACATCTTGATTATGTATGGCAAGGTGAGCAGGGATTTATCCCAACAGGGGCAGCTTTAATGAATACACATATTATCGCGGGAAAAGGTAGCGATAAAACTCTTAGAGCAGCAAAAAGATTATCGGAAAAATACGGCGGGAACATTGATAATTGGTCTAAAAAAGTTGCAAAAGTTACGTCAGATAAATATATATTTGATGTTCATTGGTATGAACATGATAAGCATCAATATGAACCAAAAGTGAAATTAAGAAAGGATAGAGATTAATATGAAAACTATAATGGTTTATCAGTGTGAACTTGATAAAGAAATAAAAATGGAATTGTATGGAAAGCTTAGATATATTGGTAAGTCATTTGGTGTTGACGGTTTAACTAACAATCAAGTTTACGATTGTGTTGGCGTTGATAGCGGAATGCTTCGCATTGTTGATGACAGTGAAGAAGATTATCTTTATCCTACGGCTCGTCCTAAAGCAGCTTATGATCATGAATATGAAGGCGGAAGATGGGAAGTTGTTGAAATTTATAATGATGCATTGAGAAAGGAACTTGAGTTATATGGCTAAAGACGACAGTTATATGAAAATAACGGAGCTAATGACAAGATGGAGTTATATTTCAAGATTAGACTAATTCTATTATTAATTTGGATAGCTATATGCACAGTATATTTGATTTATAAATTTATAAAACACGTTAATTGACTTGTAGCGTGTTTTTATTTTACCTAAAAGGAGGTGGTTAGATGGCAAAACTAAAAGTTGTAAAGAATATGATCGATAAGAATACTGGTCTTTCTTACCGTGAAGGAGCCTTAATGACAGTTGCTGATCCTAAACGCATTAAGGAGTTAGTCGGAGCGGGGGTTGCAGTTGAAATCAAACAAGTGCAGAAAGAAAAATAAATTAATCATGGCGAGAGAAATCTCGCTTTTATTATGTCCAAAAACTTATGACAAAAAAAGATGGGATAGTCATACGGACTTAAAATGGAGGAATTTATGAGTAAAGATTTATTTAGAAAGTGGCCATTAGCGTATCCACTAAATCTTCAATTGTTTGCTGATGAAGATGCCGGCGGTAGTGATAATCAAGATACTTCAGGCAAAGAAGATGGTAAAAATGATGAAAGCCAAGAACAAACCAAGACTTTTACTCAGGATGAAGTCGATAATATTATTAAAGGTCGATTAGCTAAAGAGCGTAAGTCGTGGGAAAAACAGCTTGTTGATCAACAGACAGAGGCCGAGAAATTGGCCAGCATGAGTGAAAAAGAGAAAAAGCAGTATCAGGAGCAAAAACGTGCTAAGGATCTGGAAACTAGAGAAGCAGCAATTACTCGTAGAGAATTGATTGCCCAAGCTAAAGAACAGTTGGCGGATAAAGGGCTTCCTATTACGTTGGCCGAAATTTTAAATTTTACTGATGCTGAGAGCTGCAACAAATCGATTGAAACAGTAGAAAAAGCATTTCAATCAGCAGTAGAAAAAGCAGTAGAGGACCGTATCAAAGGCGGTAAGCCGATTAAAAAAGCAACTGATGATAAAACAACAGATGCTGAACTTATTTATAAAAATATGATGGGCAAATAGAAAGGATGATTAATTTATGCCAATTAACACATTAGCAACAGCTACTTTATTTCAACAGACATTAGATTTAGTAGCACAACAGGAAGCATTGACAGGATGGATGGAAGCAAATGCCGGTCAGGTAAGATACAGCGGAGGTGCTGAGGTAAAGATTCCTAAAATTGCATTACAGGGGTTAGGAGCCTATGATCGTGATAACGGTTATCAACAGGGTGCAATTAACTTGTCTTATGAAACAAGAACAATGACTCAAGATCGTGGGCGTAAGTTTCAATTGGATCCTATGGATGTTGATGAAACAAACTTTGTAGCAACAGCATCTACAGTAATGGGTGAATTCCAAAGAATGTGGGTAGTACCGGAAATCGATGCATATCGTTTATCAAAATTGATTACAACTGCAATTACTAAAGGAACTATGGTTGAATACGGGTATACACCAGAGAAAACAACAATGTTAGAGAAGGTAAAGACAGGAATTTCTAAGATTAGAGATAATGGGTATAACGGAGATTTAGTAATTCATATGACAGCAGCAGCAAAACTGCAGTTAGAGTTAGAAATGGCGGGGAAACTTACTTCTGTTACATTCTCTCAAGGTGGTATTGATACAATTGTTCCTGCAGTTGATCACGTACCAATCATTGAAACACCACAAAACAGAATGTATTCTTCAATTACAATCTATGATGGTAAAACAACAGGTCAAGAACAAGGCGGATATGTGAAAGGAACTAAAGCGTTGGAGGCAAACTTTATTATTGTTCCAAGAGCAACACCAATCGCTATTTCTAAACAGGATGTAATGAGAATCTTCGATCCATTGACAAATCAAAAAGCAAATGCATGGGCAATGGACTATCGTAGATTCCATGAATTATGGACTTTAGAGAATAAAGAAGATTCAATTTTTGTAAATATCAAAGATGCAAAACCAACTGAATAGGGGGGTGTCGATATGCGTGTTTTAAAAGAAAATGTAGAACTCATTATCGATGAAAAAGAATTTTCTAGGTTTGCAAAGCTTGGCTACAAAAGAATTGATGTATCAGAACAGTCTAATCAAGATACGGACAAAAAAGTTCCTTTATATAAAATGAAGCTGGAGGATTTAAAGAAAACTGCTGAAGAACTTGGTTTGGATAGTGACGGGCTGAATTGTGATGAACTTCGTAAAATCATTAAGGATGCTCAAGGTAATCAGTAATGACTATCGAAGAAGAGTTTAAGAAAGTAACAGGAGAAACTGACGATATATCGGTTTCTCTTTTTCTTGATAAAGCTGAGGAAACTGTTCTTGAAAAAACTAATCGCCCGTCATTGGTGAAAGAACTTGAACATTTCAAGTTTGATCTTGCAGTTGCGAGATATGAACGAGATGGTGAATCCGGGGAGTCAAGTCATAGCGAGGGCGGAGTAAACCGCAGCTATCGCAGTGAAGATGAGATACTTTCGGGTATCGATAAATATAGGCTTAGTGCTGTTGCTAGGAGGCGATTAAATGCTAAGAAGAAAGATGAAGAAATTCAAACTTAGAAAATATATCGTAAAAAAAGATACTGAACGTAATACAGCTTTAGAATATCTTGATCCTGTTGGAGGTGAAGCGGTAATCTGGCCAGCTGGTGGAAAAGTACAAGCGGAACTTTATGGGCTAAGACTAGCCTATATGCTTAACATGAATTATTATGGTGATTTAAATATAAGTGAAAATGATGCCATATGTATAAATATTGATGAGCCGGAATATAAGGTGGTTTCAATTAAGAGCTATCCCAAATTTAAATTCATTGAGTTGGAAAAATTAAGATGACATTTCAAAATGCGGATAAACTCATAAAAAAGCTTAATTTAATGTCTAATGAAGTTCAGGGTGAAATCTTAAAGAAATCAGTAAAGCGAGGTGGTCTACTTGTACAAAAGCAGGCACGTCTTTTGGTTAATTCTAAGAGCGGTAATTTAGGTAGGTCAATCAAGGAAAGAACAGAACAGAGGCCTAGTGGAGCAAGCAGTACTATTTACACTAATCTTGATTATGGCATTTACTATGAGCTTGGAACAGGTCCCAATGGTCAGGAAAACCATGCGGGTATTTCTCCAAATGTTAATCCTAAATATTCACAAACTGGATGGATGATACCTGCTGATGCTATGAGTGTTGATGATGCTGAGTATTATGGCTTGGGTGTTGTAGAAAGCGGTGGTGAAGTTATCGGATACCGTACTAATGGTATGCCGGCACGGCCGTATCTCTATCCAGCGCTGCATGATCAGAAAAAAGATATTACTAAAGAGATGAATAGATATATTGGAAAGGAAATAGTCAAGGTGATGAAAAAATGATCAATATTAAAGATAAGATAGTTGAGCAGCTTGAAAAAGTTGTTGATAATCTGAGCGATACGTATCCTCAGGATTTCACAAATTTTCCAGCAGTCAGCTACTGCGAGGAAGAGAACTGTGTTTATGAAGTTACCGATGAAGGTGAAGCTTCATCACTAATTTGCATTAGGATTGATATCTGGAGCAATAAGAGTACTTCATCGACTGCAGTTGATATTGATAAGGTTATTGCTGAATTTGGTTTTAAACGTATTTCATGTTCAGATATTGGCGAGCCTTCGGGCATGAAGCATAAACTTATGAGATATGAAGCGATTGTAGATACAAATAAAATTTTTGCGTATCATAAAAATTAATGAAAGAGAGGTATTTATATGTTAGCAAATGGAGCAACTTTAGAGTATAAGAAAAAATCTGCTACTGAAAGTACTTATACAAAATTAAAAGGATTAAAAGAAATTCCTGAAATGG